CCAATCGTCGAATGCGTCCTCGCTCTCCTGCAACAGGTTGAGCCACGCCTTGGCAGACTTGGGTTCGACTGACGGGTTGTAATCCTCGTCATCGACCTTCATATCCTCTTCGACCGGCTTGGGATTGTCGTTGTCCTCGATCATCCTGACACCCTCTCGTCCTCTAGCTCGGACGCCATCTGCCCAGGGTTCTTCTGTCGCTCCTGCGCGTCGTGCAGCATGTGTGCGATGCTCGACACCGTCGCCCACTTGTCGTGAAACATCCGGCGCAGGCCGTACTGCGCGCACTGGCTGTCTGCAATCGGGGCCACTCCATATCTGGAAAGCAGATCAGCGAGCAGCTCTGCCGCATGACGCTCGTCTGTCTCAGGATGCCCCGGCATGCGGCTCATCAGCTCTCTCCAATGCGGTGTGGACACATGCCTCACAACCTGATGCCCTTGCGATTGCTCTCACGCGGCGGTGGAATCATGATGCCAGTTGGCTTCTCGACCTTCACCTCGCGCAGCGGTGCCAGCTTCCAGCTCAGCGCCAGATAGCGAAAGGCATCGGCAGGATGCGAGGTCCAATCATGCACCTGTGTCGCCTTGAACGCCTTCTTCTCGTCGTCCCACTCTCTGCGATTTTGCTCGAGCGCGTTGAAGCCCAGCTCCTCGGTGCGAGGATGGAAGACGCTCAGCGCCAGCGTGCGCCGCGCAGCGTTGCGACCGTCCTCGATGCTCGCCATCGGGACGAGCTGCGGTCGCAGGCCCAGGAGCTGCATCGTCTCAACCCTCGTCCTGCCAGAACCCCATTCCTTCACCTTGGCATCGTGCGGGACGTAGTCGATGCCGCGCTTCCATCCATGCTCGCGCTCGCGCTTCTCAATCTCGTTGACATAATGCTCCAGGCCCACGCCGCTGCTTGAGTAGTGATCAAGCACGAAGAGCTGCGCGCCGACTGAACAGAACCACCAAATCGAAGTGTCGTCTGTCACACCTAAGTCCCAGGCCCTGTGAACGAGCTGATCCGGCAGCGGCTCGATGGGAAGGATGCGGCCCTCGTCGCGCACCTGGGCGCATTCGAGCGCCAGGAACGCGCCTAGGATGCTGGCCTGCCAATCGCAGTAGTACTCCTGGGCGAACTGCGCCTTGCCAAAGTCAGCGCCGTACAGCGCCTGATACTCGCGCAGCGTCTCGTCGAGCTGCGCTCGCGTCAGCGCGTTGGTGTCCTCGACGGTGAGGCGCTCGGCAAACCATCCAGGCGTCTGCGCCGCGTAGGCGTACATCGCATGCGCGTGGTTGCGTCCCCTCGGTGTCGTAATGAACGTCGCCCATCCGCCGTTCTCTTCAAGCATCGGTCTGAGGTAGCCCCAGGCAGATGGATTGCTCAGCGCGTACTCGCTGAACACCACGCCGGCTGCCGAGCTACCGACTGTGCGGTCGTACTCGTCGCTACCAATGCAGCTCCACGTCGAGCCGTTGACGAGGCGTATGTGCATGTCGGTGTCGCGTGTCGATGCACGCATCTCAGCCGGGAACGCCTCGTCGATGCGGCGCTTGCCGGTGTGCGGGTTGACGGCGTCCCAGATCGCCTTGCGAGCCTGCGCGTACTCGGGGAGCATGTGCCAATAATTTCCTTGGCGCTCGATGGCGCTGATCGCGGTGTGGTGGAGACACACGTCATCTTTGCCGGCGCGCCTGTGCCACACGGCCATCGCCCTCTTGCCGCCGCCTCGGAGGTAGCGCCACAGCGGCATCTGATGATGGCGCGGCGTCCAACCGTTGTTCGGCAGCGTGATGTCAATCATGCTGTGTCTCGGCTATCAGGCGCTGCACTTGCTCGCGCAGCCGCTTGATCTCAGTTTCCAGCCGCTTAATTTCATCAGCGGCCTCTAACACCAATCTGCGTAGCCGCTCGACGGTGTTCTCCTCCTCCAGTAGCTCAAGCGTTGCGTCGTTCACGGCGTGCCCTCGTTGATGACGCGGATGGTGATGCGGATGTCGCTCTCCCCATCAGCGCCGGTCACCGGCTGCGCGGCCTTGCCGTAGCCCCTGTCGAGCAAGATCGCTGCCGCGCTGATGCGCGCCTGCTCGTTCTTGCCGGCCTTGGCGATGCCACCCAGGGTCTTGATGCACACGTCAGTGTACCCCCTGGCCAAAGAACGAATATCTGCTGGTACTTTAGCCATTTAGCTTAGGTACACCCCCCTCCAGCTTTTCCACCCTGCGGCGCAGCTCGTCGAGGTTGGCGGCCACCATGCCGAGCGCCGACATCAGCGATGCATCGGACGCCTCGATGGCAGCCAGCATGGCCTTGGTAATGCCCTCGGCCTGCTCACGCTGTACGGCATCGACATACGAGGTGATCTTGACGTTAGCCATGCGCCTGCCCCGAAAAGGAAAGGGCGCGTACTGCCCTTGCGGACAATACGCGCCCTCCCGGCCTGTCGTCCAGGCGCGGTTCAGTCCAGCTTGTTGCTGACCGGACTGACCCACTTGGGGACTATAGGCTTCTCCTTGCGTGCGAGCAGCCCCCACAGCAGCAATGCGCTCGGCACCGGCACTGCCGTGGTGCCCTTGGCGTAGCGGTTGGCGGTGCGCTCGCTGACGCCCAGGTAGCGGCCTAACGCTGCCTGGGACACGTCAAACTTTTCCATCGCCTTGACGAACTGCTCGGGCGTCATGCCGCGTTGGTGCTGCCAGTTCATTTCACCTCCTCCGTTTCGAGGGCGGCCCACTTGCCGTCCGCCCACTTGTGGGTTTGCGTCCAGCCCGCGTAGCGGGCCTCGAACTCTTTGATGTCCTGGCGCAGGCGCTTGATGCGAGCATCGCGCTCCTTCAGGTCGAGCATCTTCTGGTAATCGAACGTCAGCTCCTGACTTGAGTGCCGGCGCGTAAACAGCGGCGTGTCCTTGATCACTTGCTCAAACGTCTCGCGAGTGAACTCGACCGAGCGCACCGGGCTGCGACCCAGGCGCTTGTCGTATTCGCCGCTGTACTGGCGCGTCACCGACATCTTCTCGGCGGCGACCTCGGCGCGTGCCTCAAGGTTGCTCTTGAGCAGCTTCTCAAGATGCACGATGAGGTCCATGACCGCTTCGCGGTCCACCTCCCAGGGAAGGCGTTTGGCCCCAAAGCAAGAAGCCGTCTGCCAGCCGTGACCTGGGCGCGTGTAGCCGTGGTGGGCGATGGTGCCGAGCGCGGCGTGGATGGCGCGTCCGCAGCACTGGCAGTGCATCGTCTGGGTAGCGTCGATGTCCTTAACCTTGCGGGCCTCGACGTGGTAGCGAGCGCCGTAGCGGCCATAGTGCTTGGGAATGAAAGCCTCGGCCTCTTCCCTGGTAGTGAACGAGAGGTTGCGGACGGCCACTTCGCGGCCCCGCCAAGTCTGCTCAACGATGACGTATTTGATGGACATAGGGGTAGCTCCTGTTGCGATAGGCCGTATTTAGGACACGGTGGCAGCCCTGTCAATAGGGCTTGACAGCCCTGACACGCTGTCCTAAATGAGGGTCATTCGCAACAGGAGATACCCGTGACCATCACTGTCCAAGTCCGCAACGTCTACGGCAACGATCTGGTCTACCCGCTCTGCGAGAAGGCCAAGGCGTTTGCCGCCATCGCTAATCAAAAGACGCTCAGCCACTCGGTCCTCTGCAAGATCGAGGCGCTCGGCTACACCATCGTCAATCAAGCCGTCTCGTTTCGTCGCTAACCATCACAACGGAGGACTAAGCCCATGACTATTATCTCTCTCTACAACTCTCTCGACTGTGTCCTCGCCAGCATCAAGCTGAAGGATCAGGACGCCACTGGCGAGGCGATGGCTGCGGCAGCCATTGAGCTGATCGAACAGACCGGCTCGCTCAACCAGGGTGACATCATCAAGATCGAGGAGGTCTAAGTGCGCGTACAGATACCCGCCTACACTGATCGCTGGATGATGGGTGACCGCTATGGCGAGGTCACCAAGGTCCGCAAGTCTGTGCAAAGCACAGGCAAGCCCAATGGCTTCGCCATGCGCGATGTCGCCCACGTCAAGCTCGACAAGTCGGGCAAGACGGTGAAGGTGCTGCTCGACGACTGCGAGGTGATCTGATGCGCTTCTATCAAGTCGCCACCTTCAACAATGACGGCAGCAGCACGGGCTTTGATTTTTACTCCGACAAGCGCACGGCCCAGCGGGCCGTGCGCGAGGCTACCGGCTTCAGCGGCGGCAAGGAACGCGGCGAGCTGACCGTGATCGAGGTCACGCCCACCAAGGCAGGCATCCTCGACGCGCTGAACAAGCTGGCGTCCCACGCCGACAATGGATGAGGCCCATGAACGAGACATTTGCCATCACCATCTTCGTCGTCTGGATACTGGCTCTCATATTGGCACTGCTATGACAGACGTACCCGCTAACATCGCCCAGGCCGCTCGCGCCTGGGCCATGCTTGAAGCCCACCTCGTCGAGCGGTGCGGGCTGGGGTCAAGCGTTTCCATCGACCGGGAACGGCCTGCCTTAATTCGCATTATGCTCTCGGCGCTGGAGGGCCTGCCTGCCCCGGCCACCATCCACGCCGCCACCACCGGCACAGTGGTGGAGGCCACGGACAGCTCCCCGCTGCCCGTGGCCGTTGTCGAGCGCCGGCCCCACGTCACGATAGGCGAGGCGGTATGGTTCGACGGTCGCGACTTTCCCGCCCTAACAGCAGGAAGGCCAGACGGTCCCGGCTACGAGTGCCGCGCCTGCGGCGTGCGGGTGAAGCGGGGCCGCCACCTCGATCCGCGACTGCTCTGTCCAGCCTGTAGGTTGCTCGATACAGGCCAGTGAACACGGCCAGGATCACCAGCCCGGTCAACGTGACCGGGATAACACCACTTGCGTGATCTTGCGCTTTTGCCTGCTCGGGTTGCGTGCGCGCAGGCTCCCAGGTGCCGGCGATGGGTGCCGGCTCAAACGACCAAGTCAGCGGAAGGTCCAGACCCCCCACCTCAATTGGTGGGGGGTCTGGGACCAATTGGTGCTTGACCGGCGGTGCCGTTCTTAATGGGGCATT